ACCTTGCCGACGGTGCCGTGAACCCACGCTGCATCGAGGATCACGCGCAGCCACGCACGCTTGTCGAACCACCGGCACTGCTGCCAGTTCTCGTCGAGCGCGATCTGCTGCTCGGCCATCAGCACGCCCTTCACCCCACGGAACTGGTCGGCGATGTTCTGCCATACCTCCATGCCAGCGGGCAGCGGCGTGCCGTGCTGCAGGCATTCCTTGAGCGCGTCGTGCACCCGGTTACCCCACAGCCGCTCCTCCGTCTCCGGCTCTTTCCAGTTCTTCAGCACCCGGATCTCTTGATACTGCTTCGGGCAGTTGCGGTACTGCTCGACCGAACTGAACGACCACGACGGTCGCTGCACTATGACTTCCTGATCTCCCCGAACCGCTGTGCATACCCTACCTCGCACGCTACCGGCAGACCGGGCATGTACTTCGGGGTCTTGCTCATGGCCGCTCGCATCATTCGACACGCTTCCTCCGCTTGCGCTGCGATGACCGCAGCGATCAACTCGTCGTGGATCTGCAGCACCATCTTCATCTTGTGCCGCAACTCAAGCCACGCGTCGAGACACACCGAACCCGCAAGAGATTGCGATATGTTCTCGACCACCTTCGCACCGTACAGGCGTACTCGCTTCTTGCGGTTGAGGTACGTCCACTCGGTCATCCCCGGATACATGCTGCTCGGCCCCGACTGCAACCCGGGGTAGCGCAGCACTCTCCCCGAGGGGAGGTGGATGCCGTCTGCTTCGACGACGATACACTGGTTGCGTCCGAATGAATACTGCTCGCCCTTCTCCAACGCACGCAGTGCCGTCTCGCCCTGCTTCCACAGGATCGGGATGCGGTGACGGGTGTGCCGGAACCAGTCGCTCGCGCGCTTGGCTTCCTGCGGCGACAGCGTCACCTTGTCACGCTTGGCGGTCACGATGAACTTCGGCACGCCCATGCCGTACTGCAAAGCTAGTGCAATGACCTTGCCGAGGCGACGTTCGTCCTTCATGTCGGGTGTCACTTCGCGCCCCAAGTAGGCGGATGCCGTGGTGCAGTAGACATCCGGCCCGAGCTTGGCATCGAAGTCGCGGAACGCTTGTACTAGATCCTCCTGCTCTGCAAGCCACGCGACGATGCGCGCCTCGATCTGCGACAGGTCGCCGCCCGCCAGCAGGTGACCGGGTGGTGCCATCAGTGCGTTGCGTAGCGGGTTGCCCCGGGGCAGGTTCTGCAGGTTGGTGCCGTCGCCACCCCCCAGCCGACCGGGATGTGCTGCATAGTACTTTAGGTATGCTGGCATCGGGCCGCGATCCGCCATCTCGATGAGGGTCAGCGCGCGTGTCTCCGCTTGCGTCGACTTGCCGCCAAGGCGGCACGCCACCAGCGTCTGCACCCGCTCGTCGTCGTGCTCCTTCAGTGCCAAGAACTCGTCGTCGGTCTTGGCGAATGCGTAAGCGACTTTCCCCGTGACAGGGGAAAGTTTCGTGGGTGGGTCGCAGCCGATCTCGGTGAGCAGTGCGGCGAGCTTGTCGTTGCTCATGATGACGTCGCGCACCTTGTCCACCGCCCGCCCGTCGGCATCGTCCTCGATGCCCAGCAGGTTGCACGCCCACAGGTAGTGCGTTTCTTTTACGTCGCGCACGTGCTGGTGGTACTCGACCAGCATGTCCTTGTCGAGAATAATTCTGGGGTCGGTGAAGCAACGGATCGTCTCGTCGATCGCCAGCAGTTCCTTGCCCGGCGTCAACGGCATGAGCTTCATGAAGATCTCTTTGCTCAACACGTTGTCGTTGCAGCAGTACCTGCCGTATGCCTCAAGCTCATAGTCGGCGAAGTTGTTGATGTGCTTGCCGATCGCATGCAGCACCTCGTCCCCCTTGACGCCGACACCCAGCACCTCGGCCAGCTTCTTCAGCGACACGCCCGATGTGAACCCGAACGTGGGCTGGCCCATGCACATGCTGCATAGATACAGCTTGGGCAGGTGGCCGAAGTGCCACGCGAGGATGGCACCGTCGAAGTAGTTGTTATGCGCGAGCATGGCGTGCTTCGACCAGTCGATCTTGTCCAGCGCACGCTTCACCGCATCGAACCCTGCGTACCACACAGGCTTGACGCCACCGGGCAGGAAGATGCTGCACCCGATAATCTCGAACCGAGGGTCGCGGATGTAGCTCTCGGTCGACATACGGCTCAAGCTATATTCAGAATCGTAGTAGGTTTCAAAATCCAGTACGACGATCGGTATGCCACTGCTCATGCATGCACCTCGTAGGTTGTCTTGACCTTACCCATTTCCTTGCTCCCTCTCCTGCATTCTTTCCGCCACCACTTGAGCCCACCGCACAGCATGCAGCGCCACTGGTTGACGTCGTACTCGTGCCAGTCGTGATCGTGCAGGTGGGCACGAGTAGTCTTGTTGTGGCACCAGTGCCCGCGCACGTCGTGTTCGCGCCGCCAGATGGGACCGTGACTGCCACTGTATATCTTTTTCAGCAACGGTGCAGGGTCGAGCTTGATCTTGACAACGGAGTGACGGACCAGCGTGCGTGGCTTGGCCCGCACCCACCCCGGTGCGGGCGGCACCGTGTCCTCGACGATCACATCTCTGACTCTATTCAAGAATAGAGGCAACGCCACCACGTTGCGCATGTCCCCCGCCGTGCTGCGCATGATGCGCTGCACGAACTTCTTGCTATCTTGCAGGAACAACTCCTGCCCGTACCAGAACTCCATTGAATGGTTGGTCCTGAGACTACGCAGCAATCCGATTGGCTCCACCTTAGCTGCGCACGATCCCCAGAAGTAGGCGTCGAGCGCCATGCGCGACTCCTCCAGCGCACCGGAGATCATCAACTCTTCCTTCAACTCGAACTGCTGGTTGAGCCGGTACCGGATGGGCACCGCCGCCGGGTAGTCATGCTGTATGGTGCTGGCTGACAGCACGTACACACGGGGGCCGTCGTAGAAGTATCCGATGCGTTCGTCCTCGCTGCCGTCGCCCCGGTGGTGCCCGCCCATGATGGTGAAGAACTCGGGGTACGGGAACTCGACGAACATCTTCTTGAACGGCGGGATCGCGAACTCCTGATCCAGTGCAATAGCTTCAGGGTGCGCCTGTATCATGTTCGCCATGTAGCGTGTGGCCTCATGGTCGAGCGTGAACACGTGCGCACCCACCATCCTGTTGCGCAGGAACTCGAACGGCTTGCGCTCCATCTCCAGTTGTGGCTTGGTGTTCGCCATGAACTGGTCGAATAGCAGTGGTGTTCGTTTTACTTTCATCCCACCATCCCCATGTGTGTCTCCACCGTTTCGAGCAGGTCGTCGACCTTCACCCAGCCGAGGCAGAACGCGCCGTGCCCCGGTCCCTTGCGACTTCTCCCGATCCAGATCACCGGAGAGATGCCGTACTCCTGCGCGACGGCACGCGTTCGTATCCACACCTGCACCCGTTGCCGTCGCTGTAGCAGTATCGCGTTGATCTTCTCCTGCAGCTTCTCGCGCGTGGGCTCGTAGTGTTTGCTGTTGATGTCCCAGATGTAGGGTGTGCCGTCGTTCTCGAACAGGATGCTTAACATGATGTTGTGTACCGGGCTGCGGTCAGGTTCAGGGTAGTACCTCCCGTCGCTCACTGCTTCTCCTTCTTGATCGGCAGCACGGGTGCACGCTGCTGCGGTATCGGGATCTTCAGTTCCTTGCGCACCTTGTCGAACCGCTCCCGTATGTTGGTCTGCACGCTCGGCACGTACTTGAAATCAGGGTCCAGAATCGACTTCATCTTTCTCCTCCACTCGGTTCAACTTCGATCGGATCACCATGCGCAGGGCACTGAAGATGTAGTGCCCTTCGCGTTCCTCGGGTGGCTCGCCTTCGCTGGAGCGCAGGCTCCACCATGGGTGGTCGAGCTTCTTGATCAGCATCGACAGCAGTAGCTTCATCGCACCAGCATCCTTGCGTGTGCCTCGAAGATCGACCATGCGCCGAACGGATGCATACGTTCCTCGGTAGCCATCACCCACAGGTACGAGGGCTTGCGGGTATGCATGCATACGCCGTTGCGACTCACGTAGACGCGCACCATGCTGATGGTGGGCAATTGCTTGCGTGCATACTCCAGTGCCGTGTCTGGGTCCACATACTCCACCTGCCTGTTGACCCAGTAGGTATACCCGACCACCTGCTCGCTGCAGTCGAAGTACAAAGTCTTGATCACTTTCTTTTTCTTCATGCGCTCCCTTCCTCCATCTGCAGGTACGGTTCCAGTGCCTCGGTCAGTTCCTCGGGGGTGTCGTAGATGCTGATGAACAGGAAGTCTGCCGACGGTGGCAAGTCCCGGTCACCGTGTACGACGGAGACTCTGAATTGCGTTGGCTTGGTGGTGCTGACTTCAAGTACGTAGTACATCGGTAGATCCTTGTATGCAACCAGTCGGTGAGTGGTGACGGCGAGCGCCAGACCACAGGTGGCGTATGTGTTTGTCACGCCGTCCCGAATCAAGATGAACGGGAACATGCGCGCCCCACACCGTCGCTTGATCGTGAGCACCGTGATCATTCCATCCTCATCATCTGCAGGTGTGCCTCAAGCAGGTAGTAGATCTCGGGCGGCAGACCTGATGCCACGATCGCCCACTCTTTCTTGACCACCATAGGCGGCAGCATCACGCGCACGCAGTAGGGCGATACCCACACCAGATACCACGTAGCCGTCGGGCCCAGCCGACCCATGCGTTGGAATACCTCATCGATAATGGTAGTGACACTGTCACTCCACATCGGTTGGTACGACGTGATGCGTTCGTCGTCCTTCAGCATGTGCATGGTGTCGACGTGGTACCCGATTGCACTGTTCGTGTCTCGGGTGATGTTCAACCACACGTTCATTACAACAACATCCCCACGTGGGCCTCGAATATCTCGATCGCTTCCTCCCTTGGGCCACGGAACACAAGCTCGAACGTCTCTCCGTTGGGGCCTTTGCCCGGCTTCCGGTTGGCGAGTATGACCTGCGGACGGGGCTCGTCTGCATCGTAAGTACCAAGGTACACCTGCAGCACCTTGCCCGGTATCTCTGGCATCGTAATGATGGCGTCCATGTGCCCGAGGTAATGCACGAGTTCATGGGTCACCCAGTTGCGTATCACGGTAACAAACATCTACACCTCCACTCGGATGATGGTGTCGAACTCCCAGCCCGCCGGGAGCGTGGCGTTGGTGGTGACGATGATGATCACCCGGCACGACGGATGCAAGCTCGGGTCGAGCGGCGGCACGTAGCCATCGGTCTGCAGGATGAACATGTCAAGCTCGTCCTCGTGCTCGCGCGCCCACTCGAACGCTTCCCGCATGTCGGTGCCGCCCCGCCCCTTGACGGTGACCGCCAGCGGCAGTGAATCTACTGTAAGCTGCTGCATCGACACCAGCCGCGTGTCGCACTGGCCGAAGTGCAGCACTTCGGGCTTGAGTTCCTCGATCAGGAAGTTCATCTCACCCAGCGCTTGCTTGAATTCCTCCGTGCTGATCGAGCCCGACGTGTCGGTGACGTACGCCACCTCGCCGATGCGCTCGCTGTAGTTCCCCGGCAGGTAGATCCCGGCATGGATGTGCTTGCGATTGAACCTGCGGTACGACGTATCGTCCTTGGCGATCTTGGTCGCCGACCACAGCTGCGCACGCCAGTCCACCTTGGGCTTGAGCAGTTGGTTGATGAACTGCTCCATGAATCCCGGCAGCTTGCCCTGCTTCTTGGCCATGTCCGCTGCCGCTTGCACGGTGATCTTCCAATCCCGCTCCTCGGCCTCGCGCTCTGCCGCAGTCATCTCGGTGCCGTCCTCGTTCTTGGGCGGGGCGTGCTCGTCGAACATCGGCGGTCCATCGCCCGGCTCGTTGCCACCCTCACCCTTCTCCGGTGGACCCTTACCCTTACCCTTGCCCTTGAACTTCTTCAAGAGCTTGGCGTACACCTCCTCGACACTGGTGATGTCGGCGTCCGACAACCCGAACGCACTGCCGAACAACGCATCAGGCGGCACCTGCATCTTCAGTATCGGTGTCTCGTTCATCACCTGCACGCACAGCTTGTTGTCGATGATGTCGATCGCCAACCCGTAGATCTTGGGATCGCGGTTGCCCCGGCGCGTGAGGTGACACAGCATGGGGTGGATGATCTCGTGCAGGGCGATGAACACCACCTCGCCCAACGGCCTCTTGTTGAGGTTGTCGCGGTTGTAGATCACCTGCCGCCCGTCGACCATGGCCACGCCACCCATCGGCTGGCCCGGCAACCACTGCATCTTGCTGGCCATCGCCAGCCACACGCCCGCGTACAGCCCGAGCCTGCCTCTTGCCAACTGCATCTTGTCGTTAGTCATAGCTTATGACTCCTCTCGTTGTGCCTGATACACCGCCACCTGCAACTCGTCGTGCGGTACCTTGTGCCGCTTGCTCTTGCTGTCGATCCACGCCACGATGACATCCCGATCGTCGATCAGGTCGCTCGACCCATGCGCCCCCTTCCTAGACAGGAGCATGAGCGACGGTTGCCACCCCATCGTGATGGTGACAATGCCCCGTCGGGTGTACCCCGACGGGCTGACCACCTCGACCCGACTGCCGAAGTAGAACCGTTGCATTTCGGTGACCTTGGGCTCGACGAACTTGTCACCATGCCTTTGTTTAATTCCGGCAATGGCAGCTTGGTAGTAGCTGGCGGGTGCGGTCACTTCCCCTCCTTCAGCATCATCTTCGCCATCTTCAGGATCATGTAGTCGGCGTCGCTGATCCAGTGCCCGCCTTGGTTGTATTTCACCTTGGATAGGTCACGTGGCTTCTTGTTGTACTTCTTGGGTTCACGATCGGGGATGGCGTCGAGCGACATCTCTGCCGTGCCCGCCATGACGCCTGCGGCATTGGCCAGTAGCCGGTCCTTCTCCCTCTTGTTCTTCTCGCGTGTGGCCGTTGCCTTGGCCCGTGCCTCGGGTGACCACGCCTTGGCCCGTGCTGCTGCACTAATTTTTGACATGCTAGTCCTTTACGTTAGTTCGTTCTTTGTAAAAAGCCACCGAGTTAACTTTCCTCGTATAACTTCCGATCATCTTCCCCGTCCGCACGTCGAGCACCTCGATGGTGGTGCCGATCGCCGCCCACTTGCACTCGATCAACGCACCGATCACGGCCCTGCGGTGGTACTTGTAGCAGCGCCCCGGATAGTGCGAGCCGGTCTTCGGGTTCCACAACCGGAACGGGCGCGCGATCACAACGACTACCTCTGGTACTGCCATCATTCCTCCCTATATGAATGCCGATTTACAAGGCGCGAGATAACGCTTTGTGCAGCGTTGTACTGCCGCATCAACTGACGTTGGCTAACCCCTTGCTTGTGTTGCGCACGAATTGCCCGCACCTGCGTAGCGGTAAACAGCGCCAATCGATGCTGCTCGCCGCATGCGTACCTGCTGCGCCCCTTGTTGATACAGTCGTGGATGTTCTGCCGCAGCGTGCCGATGAACAGATGCCGTGGGTTGCAGCACAGTTTGTTGTCACAGGTATGCAGCACGAAGGTACGCCCACGTTTGGTGGATCGTGGTGCTGTAGGAGACTTGACTAGACCAGTAATCATCGCGGCAATGCGGTGCGCGAATGCTTTGCGGTTGCCCCAATGCGTCTGTCCGTATCCCTCTGGATGCACGTACCCCAGCCACGGCCAGCACTCGTTGGCCCTACCTCGCTTCACTCGTGCCCAGAACTTCTCTGGTGTGTTTTTCATTTAGCTACCCATCTTGCGCAGCAACTCCATTGCGGCCTTGCCCACCGACGTCTTCTCTGCCTCGGCCATGCGGCGGAAGTCACCACCGTCGTACCCGGTGAGCGTGTGCTTGACCATCTCGATTGCCTTCTTCAACTCCTTATCGTCGGTGATGCCCGCGATTTCAGGGAGAAGCTCTACGAGTTCATTGATTTGTTCAGGCATGGTGTCGTAGATCTTGCCCCCCTTGGTCAGCGTCGTGGCCATGCGCTCGACCGCTTTCTTGAGTCTCGCCTTGGCATCGCCCGCTGCGATCTTGAGCATCTCGTCCACGTGCTCGTTCACATCCGCAGCTACGGCTGCACCCAGTGCGTTGAGGATGCTGTTGCCGTCGGGCATGGGCAGGAACTTGCGGTCGAAGGTGAAGTAGTTGCGGATCTCGTCGATCGGCGGGTAGTCGTCGGCCTTGAATGCGGTGCCGAGCAGCACCTGCGCATCCTTGATCGCTTGCGGGTAGCCCGCTTCCAACTCGTCGAGCGCCGCATCGGCCAGCGCCAGCGTCTCGCCGAACTTCTCGTCGTACTTCATGTAGAAGGCGGAAGGCATGGCACGCTGCCCCTTCAACCCGATGCCGAAGGTGTGCACCATGTGCACGTTGCCGTAGAACGCCGACAGCGTGGACTGCACCGCCTTGATGTGCTTGCCCGATGCAGCAGGGAACAACGTCTTGCGCACCCGCACCGCACCCGTGGTCGCACCCGCCTCATCGACCGCAGCCTCGGACATTTCCTTGTCGGTCTTGGTGCCCCAGCTAAAGCTGCAGCTGAGTACTACCAAAACGAGCTTGTCTTGCGGACGTACTGTAAGTTGGTTCATGCCATGCTCCGTAAAAGATAAACAAAAAGAAAGGTGGCCAACATCGCCACCCCGGTACAGCACCACACGATTTGTCTCATCAGCGTCGCCAGTTCACCAAGATGCAAAGGGCGACGAAGCCCCACCCCAGCCACGGGTTCAACGCGATCAATGCAACGACGAACGCAACGAGACAGATCGTCAACCACACATACCCCAAGAGGGGCGCATGTCGTATCCATCGTCCACTCTTATACATGGTGTCTCCCTTCACGAAGCTTAAAGTTAAGCTTCAGTTACCACTGAACATCTGATTCAACTTCGGCGAACGGATCATCTTGTTCAGCCCCGGCCCGCTGATCCCCGGCATCTTCGTATCGTAGATGATGCGTGCTGCAACGGAGAGGTACTCCATCGGACCCTTGTCGAGGAAGTCGAACACGTTCTCCAAGTTCTTCTTGTCGGCACGCGATGCGAGCGTGAGCGCCAGCGACCACAGCACCTCCTGCTTGTCGGGCTGCGGCACCTTCTTGCCTTCGAGGATCGCTTCCACATCCGGCATGGTGTGCGCGATCTTGCGGAACGCACAGAACTTGAGCGCCGTCGGCGAGCCGACGATACCCGCCACATCCCCGATGATGTCGCCATCCTTCAGCCCCGGCTCATGCGCGTCGATGTAGTTGCAGTACTTCGACAGGTATTCGAGGGATCTTGCGCTGCTGAACTGCGGCTTCAACATCTGAACAGGATCGCTCGGGTCGAACGAGTTGAAGAACGTCGGCGCGTACTCCCGCTTGTCGCTCGGGTTGATCGTCTCGTTGCCGTGCATCTTGATGAAGGCGAGGACGGCAGGATTCCACCCGTTGTTGGCCCCGTACACGAACGACTCGTCGGGGGTGAGGATCACCGTCAGCAGCACCACGCGATTGCCCAGCTTGGTGATGATGCGGTTGGCCCCAGACCGATCGCTCACCCGGTTGCCGGTAAGGAAGTGGTATGTCTGGGGCGGGCACCTGTACGAGTGCAGCCCATCCTCGTACACGAACTGGCAGGTGAGGTTCTGCTGCGACTGGTTCTCATCGCTCGTCTCGTCGTGCACGAACAGCAACCCCCCGACCAAGTCGGACGGGGGCAGCATGTCCGCACTCGGGTAGTAGTGGGTGAGACGGGTGGTGTGGTCGGGCACCGGCAAGCCCGCGATCTCGGGCACGTCGTGGTGCGACTTCTTCAGCTGGAAGCGGTGCTTCAGCCCCATGCCCTTGGCGATCGGCACCTGCGCCGCCGTCTTGGCACCCCCGGGCGGGCCGAGCCAGTACACCGCCTTGATCCCCGCCTTGTACATGCGGATGGTGGTCGCCACCCCCGCGTTGAACGACATGACGCTGTGGTCCTGCACGATATCGGCCATGCTCTTTCCTTTCGTTGGTTAGTAAGAGACTTCGACGTTGAACGACATGCCAGCGACGACTTCCTTGATGATGTCCTCGAAGTCGTACTTCTCGATGCGCTCGTCGACCGCTTCCTTGAACTTGTCGTTGTCGAACATGATCAGCGCGTCTTCCTCGTTGATGATGGCGTTGACCGCTTCCTTGAACGCGTCGCTGGTGAAGTCGAACTCGTTGGCTTCCTGATCCATCGACTCGACCGTGGCCTTGACCGCTACCTTGAACTCGTCGCTCGCCACCAGTGCGGTGACGAATGCCTTGACGAATGCGTTGAACAGATCGTTGGTTTGGTTTTCCATTTATCTTCCTTTGGGGTTGTACTCATAGGGAACTACGTCGAACAACTGCTGGTGATGCACTGCTTCCTCGTACACCTTGTCGAGGTACTTCATGAAGACCTTGTGTGCGCTAGACCACGGCTCCCAGTAGCCCGCTGCGCACTCGATAGCAGCGTGGGTCAGGCGATACTCATCCCCTTCCTTGAGCAGGTCGGTGAGCGTGGGCATACTCCCACTGACCCACGCCCCCCTGATCCGCTCCTCCCCCTTGGCTGACATCATGTTGAGATGCGGCAGGTAGCGTTCCTTGTACGCACGCAGCAGCTGCGTGCGCAGCGCTTTCGCTTTCTCATTGGGGATGTTCTTGGTGAGCAGGGGTGGCGTGCCGATGTGCGCGTTGTCCTTGTTCACCAGCATCCCGTCGTAGTACTCGGTGTGCCGCCCGTCCGGGCTCATGTACATGATGATCGGCGCGGTCCACTTGTTGAGCTTGACCCTGCGGAAATTCACCGGCACTGCCTGCCACACCCAGTTGTAGGTGGTCGGCGTGTGCCATCCCCTGACATGGATGCGCTTGTGCCCGTTGGAGTAGAGCGTGACGATCTCGGTGTTGTGCAGCTTGAGCACGATGGTGCCCTTCTCCTGCCCCCGGTACACCTCGGCGTTGTTGCCGACCAAGAGCTTGTCGGTGTAGCCCCGGTTCCCTTTCTTTTTCCTGACCAGTTCAGCGTCGAGCCGCGCGTAGCGCAGCGGGATCTTGCTCTGTGCGTACGAGCCCCATGTCATTACTGTGTCTCCTCTCTGCGAAGGTCTTCCATGAATTGGTTGGAGATCTTCAGCACCTCCAACCTCCCGTGCTGCTGCGTTGCCATGATCGCCAGCACGGTGGCGAGCGTGGGCTTGGGGTACTGCGGCACTACCTGCATGTGGCGCAGGGTAGTGGGCAGGAACGGGGTGCGCAGCTTCCTCTCCCACACCTTGAGCGCTTCGATCTGGTTGTGGATCACGATGGCGAGCGCCGTCGCCGTCGCTTCGTCAAGCTCCGGTCCATTGTTGCCAGTCATAGGTTATGACTCCTGTTGTTGAAGTACCTTGTCGAACTCGTCGGCCCACTTGCACTTCTCTTCATCGGACATGGCCTCCCACTCGTTGTCGCCGATGACCCAGCGCTCCTGCACCCGCTTGGCGTACTCCCGTGCGGGCATGGGCAGGATGCGATCGTCGTACGCCCATACCCACCCAAACGCAATCGCTTCCTCCGGCGTGGGCATGTCCTTGGTCAGTTCCTGATAGCGTTTCGCCATGCTCACGGGGTTGTTGCTCGGGCGGGTGACTTCCGCGCTCTTGCCCGCACCGGGCTGGCTGATGAATCTATCGAGGTACGCCATCAACAGCACGCACACCTCGTCCTTGGTCGGGGCGCGCTCGTCATTGAGCAGCGCCAATACCCATGGTTCGATCTTTCTCATTGTCCGTAGCTCCGTTCGTATCCGATGTAGTTGTACAGCGCAGCGACTGCATCCGTCGCGTTGTTGAACTCCTCCTCGTGCACCTCCTCTTCGGTGTCGGTGACCGGGTCGTATTTGAGGTACAGCGGGTAGGTCGTGCGCACCACGTACATGCAGTCGGGCCGCACGTACACGATGCCGCTGTTGTCCTCGGCACATCCTCTGGCCACGATGAGGTTGCCCTCGTTGGTGCATCCGAAATACTTTGCCATTACTTGTCTCCCTCGTAGATGCCCATGTTGAAGCGACGGGCGATGACATTCTTCTGGTAGTAGTGCATGCTCTCCCACACCTCGAACGTGACGCCCGCCGCGATCCGCGCCCGCTCGCTGAACGCATGCATGAGCGTGAAGAACGCGAGATCGGACAGGCACGCCCATTCGCTGCGCGCCATGCGGTAGTGCAGCCGGGCCTGCGTCTCGAACATGGCCCCCTCGGTGTTGCTGCCTTGCGTGGTCTGTGCTGCATTGGTGTTGATCACTGCATTCCCTTTCGCTTAGACGTGAGTACTCCGAAGCTTAGAATTAAGCTTCATCGAATGCCCACGATAAAGCGCCCTCCCGTGTTAGCAGGAGGGCGTTGGGTTGGACATGCACGCTGCACCCGCAGGTGTCACGCGTGTGGTCCCAATATAATTTTCGATTTGATTACTGGTTGTGGTCTTTCGCACTCGTCCTGTTGGCGTACGCTCATGAACGCTGCGGGCTGCACATCGGCACAAGCATTGCGCTCGTACCATCCCTCGATGAGGGCAGACTACCGGATCGTTGCAGCCATGATGCTCGTGCACGCCCCTGCTTTCGGATGCGTTGCGTGCCTTGTCCATGACGCCGGACTACTGGCCCACGTGCGGTACGTGGGGGACGGGCTGTCGTGTGGGGGTCGTGTCTGTACGTGGGCACTGGTCGGACGCACGCACATGAGTGCTGGTCGGACGCGGGCCTACGCAGGGAGCATCACGTGTGCACCCCACCTCTCGCCTATCGCACGGGGAATTATTTGTCATGCCGATCCCGCCCTTGGCATGGGTTGTATGCGCTTACGCCGCACACTCGGTGAGCATGGGTTGGTCCCATGAACGCAGGGGAGTTACCTGATGCACTGCTAGTCTCGTGAAGGCCCGATCGATTCGGCTTCAACGCATCGGCACTGCCCATCCCTGCCTGCCCACCGCTGTCACCGCTACAGGTGAAGCTTAACTTTAAGCTTCGCAATTTCCTGCCCTGTTCCACCGTGACCCCTACATTATACCACATGTAGGTGTACTTGTCAACTAATTAAGAGATAAATCAAGGGGTTACTTTCAGATGGCGATTCACAGTACGAGTGCTGCACTTGAACAACTCAGCGATGCGATCATGCGTCCAGCCTTGCGCGTGCAACGCATGTACTGCCTTCACTTCGATCGGTGTGAGTGGACTACCGTCACCTCGGGATACGAAGCGACCGCGCTCCATCTTCTGCTGGTTGTTCTCCCCATAGGTACCAATCTGCATGTGTGCAGGGTTGCAGCACGCAGGGTTGTCGCATGTGTGCATCACGTACCCGTGCCCCATCTTGTCAGTGGGTGTCTCGACTGCAGGTATCAGCCCCGATAAGAACGCAGCCATGCGGTGTGCGCGCACTGGTGCGTGCTTCCCGTTGCGCTTGTACATGAACACGCCATAGCCACCTACCGTGCCTGCTATCCACGGCCAGCACGCATCGGGCTCGCCTCGTTGCACCTTGCTCCAGAATCTATCCAAGATATTTTCCTTTCCAAGATGGGTGTGCGGCAAGCCATGTGTCCACGGCAGTGGACACGCTGTGCATCATGGCGTAGTTGCCACCCGTGTACCCGCAGTAGGTCCGCAGCACACGCCACCATGCACGCTTGTTCACGCCTGCGTTGTAGCGCAGGCGAGCGAGGCAGATCTCGTCCCACGTGTCGTCGTCGAAGTCGAGCTTGTCACTCGTCGAATGCAGAGAGGTCATCGGTAAACCCTGTGGTCGGTGGTTTAGGTATCGCCATGGGCACAGGCGCAGCTACAGGATTGGGCCGGTCCATCTCGGCAATCTCTTCCGGCGTGAAGAACCCTTCCGCACTGGGTGATGGCGCGGGTTCGTCGTGGAACCTGATGCCGCCCCGCTTCTGCTCCTGCCTTGTCGCCGGGTCCATTGCCTGCACCAGCGTGTCGTCATGCACCTGTTTCTCCAACGCGCCCAGCCTCATGCGTATGTCGGACATCTCGGTGTATAGCTTGTTGCATTCGTCCTTGTCATACCCTGCCATGTGCCGCCGATCGCGCAGCTTCTGTATCTGTGTGGTCAGTGCGCTCTGCGACGTGCCCAGCAAGGTGAGCAGCTGGGTCTTGCGTGCGCTGCGCGAGCCTGCCTTGGCGAGCGACAGGCCGGGCGGCACGCTGGTCATTGGCGGTGCGTTGAGCGGACGGCCACGCTGCGGGTCGACTAGCTCCATCAGGTACGCCAGCACAACCCGCTGGTTTCTCTTCTTCTCTTCCTTGTCCTTGAACAGTGCCGACTGCGTGTTCCATATCGACAGTGGGTAGTTGGGTCCACGGTGCGGGTCGAGCACGCTCGCGCGGATCAGCTGCTCACCAGCATGGATGAACTTGCCGTACCGTCGCTTCGATGCACGCACGGGGATGGTAAGCCCGGGAAAGATCGCGCTGTCCTTGTGTGTCTCGACATGCAGGGTGCCGCCACGTTTCTTAGTGTAGAGGCGGAAGCTGATCCGCTCGCGGCGCCCCTTGTGCACCACCTCGATGTCATGAAACCATTTTGTCGGCACACCTTTACATGCGGCGAAGAGATCACGCTCGTTCTGAATCTGGGTAGCTGCAGGCATTTGCTTTTCCTGTTAGTGGAGGGCGACAGGCTGGGAAGTGCAACCGCACGGTATCTGGTTTTCTCGTAGGCTGCAAGGGGAGGGTGCGACGAGCGCAATCTTAGCAATTCATTATCTGGTAGCGGGATGGCTGGCCTCGTGCGTAGCTCGGCATACATAACAAATGCTCATGTCGTTAGTAAATAGTTGCCGCGTCCGCGAGCGCGGCAAGATGGGTGCCCTCCTGCCACGTTTAATTCGTTCTGCACGTGCGGCGGCAGTGGAATGCAAAGATGTGCGTCGGTGCGGGGCGTAGAGGGGTGCAGATATATGTGTGTGATCGCTTGTTACGCGGGGCTATGTTGCTAATAGGCTGGACCTATGTGGAAATCGAGGATAGGGTCGGGGATTCTGGGATGCGGGGGTGTTTGCAAAAAGTTTTTCTTAACAGGCCGCGTCGGCCCTCACACGTACCCTTATTATTATTATTCTTATAGTTAAATGAAGAAGAAGAGAGCAAGCCGCCCGGTGGTTTTCCCTTTGTAATCAAAGTGTCATCTGATTATGTGTATGGGTAGTGGCGCACAGGATCTGTGAATAAATGCCTTTTCTGTACCTAAGACTGTGCGGACACTGGGTAAAGCGTAGTGTTTTCGTACTGCACGCGTACTGTTTGAAGCTTAAAGTTAAGCTTCGCTGGCAACGCATGGCTACCACGCACGCGAGCGCGTGCGGCAGACGTGCGGGGACCGGCATAGGAGGCCCGCTACGCGTTGATCGGTGCTTGGGACGGGAATTGGCCCGCTTTGGACGGCGCGAGCGCGCCAGCGGGCAGGGAATGGGGAATTGCGGGCAAAGAAAAAGGGCAGTGGGTTGCCCCACTGCCCTCGGTGCTACGTCTTACGCTTTCTTGCGAAGGATCTTCGCGAGGTCACCCAACACTTGCAGGATATCTGCGTCATCCGCGTGCGTCTTCTGCGCGCTCTTGATGTACGCCAACGCTACCGCGACGTTTCCGGTATCGCTCTCGGCATCTTTCTTCGCCGTGAACGCTACCTTGACCTTGCGACCACCGCCCGGCTTGCGCTTCGCGTTGTGCTTGGCCTGACGTGACGATTCGGCCGGAGCGTGCTTCTTCGCGAGCGTGTTGTCGAAACGATTCTTCGCCTGCTTCTCAGTCGGCCAGACGTAGTGTCCGCGCACATAACGCATGGCGCTCGTGTACCCTGCGACATACCCATGACGTAGCATGACGCGAAGCTTGCCGGTACACGTCGCGAGCGCATCGATGACGCCCTGCTCGTTTTCGGCGTCTTGCGTGCCGATGTCGAAGCCGAGGTCATACGCGGCCTGTTGCTCTGCCGTCATTGCGGGCGCAAGCTTCGTCTTGCCAAGCTTCTCCCCATCCAGCGAGAGAAACGTGCCCGGCGTGACTTGCGTCTTGACGGTTGCGGCGACTGCGACTGCTACCTTACTTTTGGCGTTAGCCATTCTTGAAAACTCTCCGCTATCACTGGCAAGTGCGCTGCATCAGAGTGGCCCGCGTTCGCTACCAGTGAAAGCACCGCCATTATACAGTACGAGGCAGGACGATACACTCGAAGCTTAACTTTAAGCTTCGCGGCGCGGCGGCGGGGCGCGGGGAAAAAATGTGGGGCGCGCGGGGCGTAGGGAGGTGGGGGCTACACGGACCAAGCCCGGTGGCCTTCACGATGAGGACTTCAAATAAACATTCTTTTATTCAGTACAAAGCAGTATTTGCCAACGCATACTGTATCAGCCTGTTTTACCTTTCCATAAGACAGACGTATAATTCCTCGATGACCAAGCACACCCGCAAACGCGGTACCGGCACCGTACGCAAGGACGGCCACATCGCACACATGCGCGCAGGCAAGATCGTGTTCGAGCACCGCGAGATCGCAGAGCGCGCATTGGGGAAGCCACTACCCCCCGGTGTACAGGTGCACCACGTCGATGGGGACCCCGCCAACAACGCTCCGTCGAACCTCGTCATCTGCCCCAGCCAGAGCTACCACAAGCTGCTGCACGCACGCGAGAGCGCCTACGCCGCGTGCGGGAACTACGACTGGCGTCGCTGCCAGTTCTGTCGACAGTACGACAGCCAAGATCGTCTGATGCACACCGACGTCTACTTCCACCGTGCATGCCGAGCCCAGTACAACCGCGATCGGTACAACCGAAAGGTGTAAGCTCCCCCGCGTTACACCCACAAGGAGATGCAGAATGGAAGGTACCCTCGTATCGCTGTTGATCTTGGTGGTCATCCTTGGTGTCGTCTGGTACATCGCCACCCTGTTGCCGATCCCCGAGCCGTTCAAGAAGATCGCCATGATCATCATCGCCCTCATCGCTCTTCTCTGGGTTCTTGGCCTCTTGTTCGGGTATTCCACGCCATTCCGACTTCGCTAACCCCTTACCCTCAACCCCCGCCCGCGATCCCTGACATTCCCTGAGTAGGCGGGGGTTCTTTTTGAAGGAAATGCAGAATGCCGAGCACGAGTGCGAAACAGAAACGATTCATGGCTGCATGCGCGCATGGCATGAAGTCGAAGAAGTGCCCTCCCATCAAGGTTTCCAAGGAGTTCAATCGTGCCGACAGCAAAAAAAGTCGTAAACGGTAAGATCCAGCACGTCTACCCCCTCGACGGGCGCATCCACATCACCGCAGGTAAAAGCTGCTGGTGCAAGCCCACACCTGATACAGTTAACCCACTGGTGCTGATCCACAACAGGTACGACGAATGCCAACACTCACAACCACAACCCTTGGCAGATTCTGCCGCGAGCTAGCAGGCGGGCTCGACTCGATCCCCGTTCTCCTCTCCGAGTGGAACATCAGCCCCGAGGACTTCCAAGACATACAGACGTCGCCCGCGTTCATCACCGAAATGAAGCTGGTGCAGCAGGAGATGCAGGAACTCGGCAACGACGCGGGCTACATCTACCGGATGAAGTCCCTCTCCGAGAGCATGCTGCCCGAAGTCGTCGCACTGCTGCAGGACAAGAACACGTCCCCCATGCTCAAGTTCGACGTGATCCGGTGGGTCGCGGAAATGGCTAGGCTGAAGGAGAAGCCGGTGCCGAAGGGCGAGTTTCAGGGTGGACCGAGGGGCCCTACCGTTGTGTTTCAATTCGGGGCTGGTCTGCCGGTGCAGAGCATGCAGGTCGTGGCTGGGGAGCTTGTGGATAAAAGTGTGCGTAACGAAATCGATGACAGTGGGTGGCCGGTGTGAATAAGTCGCGTGGCAACGGCGAGGGATGCGCCAACGGCGATGGCTACATGGTGTACCGGAAGGGAAAGGGCCGGTTGCAGTATGGGCACATCCTCGTCGCCGAGAAGGTCCTTGGGTGCAAGCTGCCGCCCGACGCGGTAGTCCACCACATCGACGAGGACCCGAGCAACAACGCGCCCACGAACCTGCTGATCTGCACGCGCCCGTACCACAACCTGCTCCATGCTCGAATGCGTGCGCTGGCGGCGTGCGGCAACCCCGACTGGCGTAAATGTGTCGTGTGCAAGGAGTACGACGATCTGGCGAACATGCGCAATTACCACAAGGTCGTGAGCTACCACCATGCCGCATGCTGGAACGAGCGCCGCCGTGAACACAGTAGCTGAACAGGACGTCGAGCGGGTCGTATACAACCCGACGCCTACGGCGCTCCGGTTCCACAACGACAACTCGCTGGTGCGGGCGGTGATGGGCCCGGTGGGCTCTGGCAAGACGTCGATGTGCGCCATGGAGATCGTGCTGCGCGCGTTCCAGCAGAACGTGTATCGGGGCGTACGGACATCGCGCTGGCTCGCGGTGCGCAACACCTACAACGAGTTGAAAACGACGACCATCAAGACGCTCGCGCACTGGATGCCGGAAGCCATTACGCGCGTCAATGCGAACTATCCGCCGATTGCCAAGATGTTCACCATGTTGCCGGATGGCACGCAGGTGGATCTTGAAGTTCTCTTCGTCGCACTCGACCAAACCCGCGATCTGGGCAAGCTCCGCTCGTTGGAGCTTACGGGTGCGTGGCTGAATGAGGCGTCGGAGCTTGAGAAAGAAGTGATGGAGATGGCGATCCAGCGTCGGGGTCGCTTCCCGAGCAAGGACCGGGGCGGGTTCAACTGGTCTGGACTTTTAATGGACTACAACCCCGTCTCCGACGACCACTGGCTGTACGACCTGTTCGAGCGCGACGCGCTGCCCGGGTACAGGCTGTTCCGGCAACCGGCGGCGATCATCAAGGCACCCAAGCCCGGTGGCAAGCCGGAGGAGACGATGTGGATCGGCAACCCCGATGCCGAGAACGTGATCAACCACGTCGAGGGGTACCAGTACTACCTGCAGCAGGTGCCGGGCAAGACCGACGAGTGGGTCAAGGTGTTCCTGCAGGGCGAGTACGGGCAGAGCACGGCAGGCAAGGCGGTGTACGCGGGGGAGTTCAGCGACGGGGAGCACGTCAGCAAGACCGAGATCGACGTCGACCGGTATCTTCCTGTGGTCGTAGGCTTCGATTGGGGACTCAACCCAGCCGCAGTGTTCGGCCAGTTGTCGCGGACTGGCACGCTGTGCATCACGGACGAGTTGTTCCCCGGCGTGGATACTAGCCTAGAAGAGTTCATCGAGACATACCTCGCGCCCACCATCAACGATCGCTACCGGGGATGCAAGATGGAGGGCTTTGGCGACCCCGCAGGGCTCGGCAGGAGCCCGTTGGACAAGCGGACGCCCTTCATGCTGATCAACCAAGCCGGGATCGCCTGCCGACCCGCTCGAACCAACGACTGGATACCCCGTAGGGACGCTGTGGCGAGCTATTTGATGCGGCGGAAGGGATTCACCCTCTCCCCCCGCTGCAAAGTGCTCAGAGAGGGCTTTAACCGGGGCTACCGGTACGGCGTGATCCAGACCACGGGGTCATTCCGGCCCCGACCGGAGAAAAACAAGTTCTCGCACCCCCACGATGCGCTGCAATACCTCGCCCTCGGGATGAAACATGCTTCAATGTACTCCTCATTAGTGAATGTGACTGGAGGAGGGTCGAAAGGAACTAGCTTTTGACCTGAACCCCGGGTACAGTCTCGCGCAGCCGGTGGGCGGCTATGAGGAGACAGCATGGCGCTCGCGAGTGGCTATACAGGGCAGGTGATCGGGGGTGGCGCGGGTCCTGCCGCTCCTCGCGGCGGTGGGGCACTGGGCGGCAGCAGCCTGCCCATGAACGTGCCCGCCAAATCAAGCAATTCCGGCTCCAAGACCTCCTCTACCGACCCCTACGGGGCCGATCCGGTTGCCGTCGGCAGCGATGCGTCGCTCGACGCCCTCGGCATGCACGCCCGCGAGCAGTTCACCAAGGCCAAGAACGCCCGCGCGCTGATCGACACGCTCTTGCTTCAATGCTTGAGGCAAAGACGGGGCGAGTACGACGAAACCGAGCTTGCGCAGATGACGGAGAGCGTGAAGACGTTCTTCAACATTACTGCAACCAAGTGCAGGGCTGGTGAAGCGTGGATGACCGACATCCTCACTGCTTCCGGCGACCGCCTCTACCAGCTGGACCCCACCCCGATCCCGAACGTGCCCGAGTTCGTAAAGGACATGGTGAAGGAGCAGATCAAGAAGGAAGTGTCGAAGTACGGCATGCCGCCGGAGGATGCGCTGCGCGATCGCATCGACGAGTTGGCCGACGTGGCCTATCGCGAACTGATGGTGCAGGCGCGGGCGGGCACCACCAAGATGCAGCGCAAGATCGACGACCAGCTGGCCGAGGCCAACTTCATCACCACGCTGCAGGCGTTCATCTCCGACCTGATGGTGTATCCGTTCGCGGTGCTCAAGGCCCCCGTGATCAAGAAGAAGCGGCGGCTGCGATGGGAGGGCGGGGAGCCGATCGCCACCAGCGAAGCGCAACTCACGATAGAACGGGTGAGTCCGTTCGACTTCTACTTCGCACCGTGGACCACCGACCCGCAGGAAGGGTTCGTGGCCGAGGTCATGCACATGCCGAGGCAGACGCTGGTCGACTGCAAGGGCATGCCGAACTTCAACGACGACAAGCTGACGCAAGCCTTGGATGTCTACCCCGTAGGACATCAGGAACTGACGTCGACTACCACTGTACGCGAACAGCTGGAAAGACAAACAACTTCAACCCTCGACAGCGGCGACACCATCGACGTCATCAACTTCTGGGGCTCGATCAATGGGCAGCTGCTGAAGGACTGGGGGGTCAAGGTCGAGGACGTGCAGGCGACCTACGAGGCCGACGTATGGGTGGTCGGGAGCATCGCGGTGCGCGCGGTGCTGAACCCGGACCCGATGAAGAAGCGCCCGTACTACGTGACCAGCTACGAGAAGGTGCCGGGGTCGCTGGTGGGGCGCGCGGTGACCATGCTGATGCGGCCTAACCAGCAGATCATCAACTCGGGATACCGAGCACTGCGCAGGAACATGGGGCTGGCGTCGGGTCCGTTCGCGGAAGTGGACTCGTCACGGCTCGGTGGCCAGCAGGCACCGGAGGAGATCATGCCCGCGATGATCAAGCTCGTTGAGCCGGATCTGGTCGGTCGCGGGGCGACGGCGTATCACTTCCACAAGATCGACTCCCATGCGGGCGAACTCGAATCGCTGATCAACGAGGAGATCAAGAAGTGCGACGACGCGACAGGTATTCCCGCATATGCGTATGGGAACCCACAAGTTGCCGGTGCAGGACGGACAGTGGGTGGCCTTGCGATGCTGATGGGCAACGCGGCGAAGGGCATCAAGCAGGTGATCGTGAACATCGAGCAGGATGTGCTGAGTCCGCTGATCACCTCGTTCTACAACTACAACATGCTTTACGACCCGGACCAGTCGATCAAGGTCGATGCACAGGTGCAGGCGAAGGGACCGACCGCAGTTCTCGCTAGGGAAACTGCGGCAGCGAAGCGGATGGAGATGCTGCAGGTGGTGGGCCCGTTCATCCCGACCGGCATCATCCCGAAGCAGGGGCTCGCAACGTTGTTGCGCGAGGTGATGAAGTCTTCCGACTTCCCGATCGACGACATCATCCCCGACCCCAAGCTCGAACAGCAGCTGCAGGCCGCAGCGGGGCCGGAGCAGGGCGCACCTCCCGGCGGGCCACCCGGTCCACCACAACCCGGCCAGCCACCGCAGCAGCCGCCTGCGCTCGGCGCACCGCCGCCCCCGGGCACCCCCGGCGCACCCGCGATGCTGCCAGCACCTCCGGGGCAGGGCACCGGGCTCATGCCGATGCCGGATGGGCGTAGCGGTCCCGCGCAGCAGGTCGTGCAGCAGATGAACCAAGGGGGTCTGTAATGCCCATCTCCAACACCCAAGCCCCCTATGGGCAGCACATCGTCGGCAACGTCCTCAAGATCCTGCCGGTGTTCGACAAGGAGGGGGCGCTGGTCGAGGCGGTCCCCGGCTTCATCGGGTTGTCGTATCCGTTCCATGTGGTCGACCAGCCGATGACGCTGGTGGCAGCAGGCTTCGCTGATCCCGACCTGCTCGGGGACGACGAAGTGCTGATCCAGATCACCCCGGACGGCGTGTCGTGGCAGGACCTGTGGATTCACGGCACGCAGGTCAAGCTCACGCGCGAGAACACGATGGTGCATCTGAGCGTGCCGGGGATGTACCGGCTCGCGCGCTTGGGCTGGCACCAGTGGGACCCCGACCTGCCGCTCGAATTTCTGGGTCGCTCGACGGTGTGCGGCTGGTACGGCACGCTCACGCACGAGCCCGACCTACCCATGACGCCCGATGTCGGCGCGCAGGGCATGCAGGGTCCGACGGGTGCGACGGGTGCGACGGGTGCCATAGGGCCGTCCGGTGGCCCCATCGGGCCAACGGGTGAAATAGGGCCAATGGGTGCCACCGGCCCCACTGGAGCTACAGGTGCAACAGGTGCAGGCAGCGACGGTGCGCCGGGGCCGATGGGGGCGACAGGTGCCACGGGTGCCACAGGAGCCACGGGTGCCACTGGTGCGGGTAGCGACGGTGCGCCGGGGCCGATGGGGGCGACAGGTGCGACGGGTGCCACGGGTGCCACGGGTGACACGGGTACGGCGGGTGCCCCCGGTGTAGCTGGTACGGCGGGTGCCACGGGTGCGACGGGACCCACGGGTGCCACTGGCACCATCGGCACCACGGGATCGATCGAGTACACCAC